ACAGCCACCAGCACGGGCTACAGCTATGACACGGTGGTCATCTACATCAATGGTGAAACCTATCTGCACAGCATCATCGTGGAATCACCAAATGTCACGCTGGTAGCAGGCCAGACGCAAACGTATCGCATCAGTCTGCGGCAGGATGACTGATGAGCACCGAGATCACAGTCTTCACGGGAGACAGGGATCTGGTTGATCGCGCCAAGGCGCAGACACAGGCCAATCGCTTTGCGCGTGTTGACGCGGAACAGCAGGCCAAGGTGCAGCAATCGACAGAGCAGCTGCTGCGGATCATGCAGCCGCCCGCTGCGGCTGTGTCTCGACTGGGCGGCCGGCTGTTCAGGCATCTGTTCTTCAGCGAGGAACCCATTGCCCGCCGGAATGCCAGCACCGGCCTGCTGGCCTTTCTGCTGGTGCCGACCGAGGGGTTTGACTCGTCTGTTGTTGGCCCGTTTGGCGACCCTACCGGAGCGCAGTTCACCAGCTATGGCGCCAGTCCTGGCCTGGTGCGCGGCTACACCAACACGTATTGGACGGTGACCAACTGGCGCCCGTATGTCGGCTACGTGGTAGTCGGTGGGGTCTGGCGAAACATCGGCCGCCCGGTTCCTCGGCCTCAGCTAGATGTTTTTCTTGGCGAGTTTGACGAAATATCGCAACAGATCCTCCCGCCATTGTTTCAAGATAGCGTGTTGAAAGGTCCGATCCTAAAATCAAAACGCTATGCCACTAGCGCCCTAGATTTTCACACAGGTCCATGGATGGAGAGGACTATATCAGAGGTTCATATTGCTCATGCCGTAGCAACGCGGACTAACTTTCGCTATCGCGATGACACCAGCCAGCAGCGGCTTGAGTATCTCGACAACACGCCGCTGACCTTGCAGCCTGGCGCCCGCAATGCCATGACGCTGGAGTTCATTGTGCAACTCGGTCAAAGCACAATTCCAGAAGATGGCGGGAACCTTAGGTTCAACCAGGGGCTGCCGTCCACCGAAATCAAGGGGCTAAATCAGCTTGAAGTACGGCTGGAGGGCTACACCTCAGGTGTCTGGGGGCAAGGACTTTATGACAAGTTTGACCTGTACTTGCGCCAGGGCCACGGCAATGACGCGGACAGCACCAACCTGCTTGACTTTGAAGGTGGGCAATCGGTCGATAATGACCCGGAGTCTGGCAACATCGTGCAATACGCCGAAGGCGAAGTACGCAATACACTCTGGCGTCCTAACTATGACTACGACAAGGTTGGCAACAAAACGCTAGTCGGAGTCAATGGCGTTCAAGCCTTTGGCAATGAGCTTGGCTTTCCAATTACGTTCAAGACTGCAGACAGCCTGGCAGCGCGACCTGTTCATTGCGCCCTGGTGTTTACCAACCAGCAGACCCGGCTTTACATCGAGGGCACGCTTAGGCACACGGCACCGGCTGCCCCCAGACTGCTGAGTGCCCAAACCATGCGCGTTTACGCAAGCCTGAGGGATTCAGCTTACAAAGAGTATGGGCGCGTTGTTGACCATGCGAGCGCAGGAGCTGGGGGCCTTATCACGATGAACGCGGACCTCTTTGGTGGCGATGAGATTGCAAATTATCAAGCTGAGTCATTTTTTGTTGATTGGACAAATGAATTGAACTGGTTGGGTCGTTGGGATGATTTTGAAGATCCAGGAAACTACACATTCAAGCAGGAGTTTGACAACAGTACAGGCGGCGCGATTGTCCCGCTATGGCCGTTGTTATCTTTGAATGGAGTTCCAACTGCCGGTTTTCAGCCCGGTGTCAAGGGCAGGCATCCTTGGACAATGGACCTTGAAATACTTGACACAAGCATACGAGGCGCCCCTACTGAAATGGTTGAGGTCGCACCAGACCCAGTTAGTTACACAAAGGACTACCTTAAAATATGGATATACGATCAGTTTGGCCAGCTTTTTCGTACTTTAGATGACCAACCTTATACCTATCTCATGATCCACGAGTTTTACTCGGATTATATGTATTCAGGACTAGCGCAAAGGCCAATCGGCAAAACAAGGTTGATGAGGCCGCTTGTTTATCGAATCAGGTATAAATCAGCACGCATAGGAGCTGACTACGCTTTGGATTTTGACAAAATGCTTGGGACTTTGGTGAGTGCCACAACTCAAGTTGAGAATTTGGATAACCCACGCGGCACCATTTTCAATGGGCCTTCGCGCCTGTCCGGGATCCGCTTGACTTCCAGGGAGCTTTACACAGGCAACACCGTTCAGGTGCCATCGGAAATCACCAGCCTGGATCCTGATGAAGATGTACTGGGCACGCCCGGCGGCGGTGGTGGCGGTGGTGGTGGCGGAGGAGAAATCGGATGAATCCCCAGCAGGAGGCAGCCAAGCAACTCATCGCCCGCGCCAAAGCACAGGTGCAGGCCAATCGCTATGCGTTTCTGCGTAAAGCTGCAGACCGTAAGCTGGTGCAACAACTCGTCAAGCGCTGATGCTTCCGTTCATCACGCCACCTGCACCACGCACCACGCGCCAGATCGGCAACGAGCAAGTGGGCGTGCTTGAAGTGGAAGTGCGGGGTGGTTTGACAGTCGGCGAAAGCGCCACCATTTCTGAACTGCTGGCGCAGGAGCAGAGCGCCTTTGTGCGTGGCGCGCAGATCGCCGATGCCATCGCCAAGGAAGAATCCATCAGCCTGACAGAAGCGTTCCAGCTGATTGAAAACGCGATTGCCGGCCGCCCGCTGGAGCCCGAGGCGGATTTGATCCGCGTGCGCCATGCCGAGCGAATTGCCGAGGTGGCCCGCGTCTATGCCAAAGCCGGTCAGGCCAACTTGGAGGCCACCGTCACGGCATTGGTGCGCAGCCGCTGCAACCTGCCGGCCTGGACGCTGGATGACACGCGCAAGATGGACAAGCCCTTGTTTGATGGCCTCTGGCAGCTGGCGCAGGATGAGCAGGCCGCCGAGGAGCTGCCCAGCACACCACCAAGCGAGGAAGAACTGGGAAAGCCGCAGCCGGTCACGCCGACCGGCCACAAACGGACTGGGCGGCGCTCTTCTGGGAACTAGCGCGAGGCTTTCCCGGTCAGTTCCAGCGGCGCACCTACGGCCGCGAACTGCGGGTGACGGTGCTGACGGCCTGGAAGGCACTGCAGACCCTCAAGCGCGAGGAAATGGCGCTGGCTGAGCTGCCGGTTGCCAACCTTGCGGCGCTGACCGCCAACATCAACCGCGACCCCAACAAAAGCGGAGCCTTCTCGCCCGCCGATTTTGCGCTGTTCCGCGAGCAAGAGCAGCAGAAGGCGCAGCTATCACCCGAGGTGGCTGCTGTGGCCTTGGCGCTGCGGCATGAGGGCAAGGCGCCGCCTGTGCTGCTGGTGGCGTGGCGTGCCGTGCTGGCCAGTGCCAGCGAAAGCGCCAAGGCGCCGAGCATCCGCGCCCTGCGCAGTGATGACGGCCGGGTGTGGGTGCTGGCCCCCAGCTGGGAGGGACGCAACATCCGTGGCGGCCTAGTGATGACAACCGGCTGCGCTCACGGTGCTTTTGTGTTGAGGGACATAGACCGCAGCCTTGCCACCTATGAGGTGCAGGTGCCGAAGCGACCACTGGCGGGTTGGCTAGAAGCCGGGTTGTTGCTGGTCTCGGGGGCAACCTCGGGGCATGAACGTGCTGACGCTACGAACTGAGCTGGAAACCACGCTGGTGGATGTGCTCGGTGTCTACAGGCTGGCCAATGGGGCCACAACACCAGCGATCAGCGTTCGCGCCACTGGTGAAAGCCTGCCGGCAGGCACCACCGTGACGGGGCTGGAATGCGTGATCGTGCGCGACCCTGAGCTGGTGCCGATCCGCCAGTACAGCAAGGAGCACGCTTTCACGCGCTGGACGCTGTACCTGGTGCAGTGGACTGATGAGGGCGTGAGCTTGCAGGAGGTGGCTGGCCGCTTGCTGTGGGCCTATCCCGGCAGCAATGCGATCAGCATCAATGTGCCGCAGGGTGTTGGGCCACGGGCGCAGATGCGCGTGGACATCCAGGCCAACCCAGAGAAGATCGTGGATTGAGCCTGTGGCGGCAGGCAACTTTGGGTATGGCGATCACACCCGCGTCACTCCTGATCAGGCCGCAACGGCGGGCGGATTATCCGCTGGCCGTCACGTTCAAGGACAGCACCGGCGCAGCCATCAACCTGACCGGCTGGACGGTGGTGGCCCAGATGTGGGATAAGGCCCGCACGGCAAAGGTGGGTGATTTCACCGTCACCGTTACCAGCGCGGCCAATGGCCAGGTGTCGCTGAGGCTGCCGCACACCGTAACGGTCAACATGACCGCTGCGGAGTATTACTACGACGTGATGCTGATCAACCCGAGTGGGTTGCGTGAGTATTACCTCGAAGGCATCGCTAGGCCGAGCGAGGGCTATTCAGCACCGGCATGAGCATGGCAACCGAAATCACCACGACACAGCAGGTGCTGGTCACCGAGACGGCTCTCAATGTCATCGAGCTGATCACGCCAGGCCCGCAGGGACCGCCGGGGTCGTCTGGCACTAGCGGAGGCAGCCCGACGTTCATTCAAGCGACGCAGCCAAGCGCCGGCCAGATCAGTGGCCTCACCACCTACGCCTGGTGGGACACCTCAGGCAATGACCTCACGCTCTGGATCGAGGACGGACTTTCCTAATGGCACTCCGCAACGCTTTTGGGGCGCTCGCCCTTGACGCCACAGTCACTGCAATCAAGACCTGGCTGGAGGCTCGCACTGGCGCGAAGACCACCGCCAACAGCGTCTCGGTCAACATTGCCAACGACCAGACCGTGCCGATCAGCGGCAGCGTGTCAATCAGCGGTACACCAGCCGTAACCGGCCCGCTCACGGACACGCAGCTCCGCGCCACCGCTGTGCCTGTAAGCGGTACGTTCTGGCAGGCGACACAACCGGTGTCAGGCCCGCTGACTGATGTCCAGCTGCGAGCTGCGGCAGTTCCGGTTAGCGGCACCTTCTTTCAGGCGACTCAACCGATCAGCGGCAGCGTGTCGATCACAGGCACTGCTGCAGTCTCTGGCCCGCTGACTGATGCCGAACTTCGGGCCACTGCAGTGCCGGTAAGCGGCACGTTCTGGCAGGCCACGCAGCCGGTGAGCGCCAGCGCCCTACCGCTCCCGACTGGCGCCGCAACAGAGACGACGCTCGCAGCAGTGAACGGGAAGCTTCCAGCGCTGGACAGCGGCCGGCTGCCGGTGGTGTTGCCGGCTGGCGGTGGCGGACTGACAGACACCGAGCTGCGGGCCACGCCTGTAGAGGTGATCAACACCAGCCCAGCATTCATGCGTGCGGGCTTTGCTGAAGTCGGCAGCGGGATCGTCGGCAAAGCGGCTGAGGAGTTCACCCTGCTGCAGACGGGCAGCGGCATGACGGTGAACCAGTCGGCCGGGAACCTTGTCATCACGACCGGCACCACCGCCAACAGCGAAACGGTGATCCGCTCGATTGATACGTTCTCAGGCTCATTGCTGGCACGCCTGAAGGTGATCCTGTCTCAGAGGATCGTCAACCAGACATTCAGGTTTGAGCTGGCTGATCTGATTGGTGAGGCGCTGTCCTACACAATCAACAGCGCCACCAGCGTCACAGTCACTTTCCCCACCACCAACCCGTTCACAGCGGCCAATGTCGGCCAGAGCGTGCGACTGTCGCGAATCACTGGCGCCGCTGGCATCCCAGGCCGCTATGCCATTGCCAGCGTCTCAGGGCTCACAGTCACCTTCACCGTTGCAGCATGGCCGGCATCCGGCAGCGGCACCCTGACCCTGTACGGCTGGAACTACATCCAGTTGGAGTACAGCGGCACCACTGCGACCAATGCCAGCTTCGACGCACAGCGCCGCGGCTGGAACAGTGGCAACACCACCGCCACGATCAACACCACTGCATCGCCAGGCCATGTCGGGCAGATCAACTTCGACGTATTCACGGCCGGATTCTCTGATGCGCTGGTGGCCAGTAACACCGGCTATCAGTGGACAAACCGAGCCAGCAGGATCGAGAACGTCCCCGATCCTGATACGGTGCTGTACTTGTTCATCGTGGTACAGAACGGCAGCACTGCGCCGGCCAGCACCACCACACTGACGACCGGATTCATTCAGATTGAGGATCAGGGACGGCAGAAGATCCGAGTAGCGAGTAGCGATCCTGTTGGTAGCCATGCGCTGCCGGTGCAGGTGCTGGGCGGTGCGTTGGGCACGCAGCCGGTGAGCGGCACCGTCACCGCCAACATCGGCACAGGCACCGTTGCAGCCGTCACCGCCGCCAACCTGGCGTTGCCTGGCATCATCGCGGATGTGGCCTCCGCTGCACTGGCGACCACCACGACCACGGCGGCATTCACACCGACGTTTGGCACCAGCTACAGCGTCAGCATCCCGGTCACTGCAGTCAGCGGCACCACGCCAACGCTGGACGTGGCGATCGAAGAATCCGACGATTCGGGCACAAACTGGTTCAAGGTCTACGACTTCCCGAGGATTACGGGCACAGGCATCTACCGCTCACCGCTCATCAGGATTGTTGGCAACCGGGTGCGCTACGTGCAGACCGTCGGCGGCACCACGCCATCGTTCACCAGGGCGATCAACCGTCTGCAGAACAGCAACAGCTCCGAAGCCGTGCGCCAGCTGATTGATCGCAGCATCGTGCTGACCACCCTCAACAGCACAACGCCAAGCCTGGACACCAGGGACGCCGGCAACCGCGTTCAGCTGGTGGTCAACGTCGGCGCAATCACTACCACGGCACCAGCGCTCCAGATGGACGGCAGCGACGACAACGGCGCCAGCTGGTACGCGATCGGCACCCCGCTCACCGCTGTGGCCAGCTCCACGGTGCAGCTGACGGTGCAGGACATCAACGCTGCACTGATGCGCGTGCGTGTCTCGACAGCGGGCGTAGGCGTCACGTCTGGCTACGTGATGATCAAGGCGCACGATTGATCAGTCGGGGCAACTTAGGCACAGATGCCGGTTCCTCGTGACGCTGCCTTCGGCTGAAGACATCAGTGCCATTGCCGTGACCCTGCTGGCCGGCAGCGAGCTGCTGAGCCTGGTCCCCGGCATCAAAGCTAACGGCTGGATTCAGCTGATCGTTGGCGCCATCAGGGGCATGGCTGAAGCCAACAGCCAGACCAAGCGCAGGGGCCGTCGGTGATTGAGATCTGGGCAGCCGTGGTGGGTGCTTGCTGCGCCATTGGTGCCAGCAGCGTTGGCAACTTCATGCGGCGCGATGACGAGGCCGCCAAGTCTGTGGTGCGCCTGACTGCGGCGGTCGAGCACATTGCCGGTGAGGTCAGCTTGCTCCGCGCCGAGATCAAGAGCGACCGCCAGGAGCTGTACCCACGGCTGAACACATTGGAGCAGCGGGTCGCCGTGCTGGAGTCACGCCAGTGATCCGGCTGACAGACGCGGCGCGGCATTACCGCGAGCTGCCGCATCAGATCGCCGCTTGGAATGCCCTGCAGGAGAAGCTGCCGCCTCAGCTGCTGGAGGAGTTTGCGCAGCTGTACCGCTCCGCACCAGCAACCAAGGACAGCCCGCCACCGGCCTGGCTGGCGCCAGCGCTGAAGATCATCCAGACCTGGGAAGGCTGCCGCTTGAGTGCCTACAAGGACGCAGCAGGCGTGCCAACCATCGGCTACGGCTCAACCCGCCATGGCAATGGTGCGGTGCGGATGGGCGAGACAATCAGCCAAGACCAGGCCGACGCGCTGCTGCGCAACGATGTCGAGCACCTGTTTGGCCCTGGCGTGCTGCAGCTGCTGCCGCTGGCCGCGAAGTGGCGCCGTGAACAGGTGGCAGCGTTGGTCAGCTTTGCCTACAACGTCGGCCTGGGGGCCTTTGAAACAAGCACGCTGCGCAAGCGGCTGCTGGCTGGTGAGGATCCCTGCACGGTGGTGCGCGAGGAGCTGCCCCGCTGGCGTCATGCCGGTGAGGCAGTGCTGCCGGGACTGGAGGGCCGCCGCGCTGCAGAGGTGGCCTTGTTCTGCGGGACTGCACCGCCAGTGCAAGCAGGGTCGCCAAGCAATCCGCTCAAGGTGCCGTACTACAGCCAGCGCGATAGCCAAGTGGCTGGCCAAGCCTTGCGCATGTGCTTCAGCAGCAGCTGCGCCATGCTCGTGGCCACCTTGCGGCCGGGACTGCTGAGCGGCCCCAACGGCGATGATCAATATCTCAAGCGGGTGATGCAATTCGGCGACAGCACCGACGCTGCCGCGCAGATCAAGGCATTAGCCAGCTATGGCATCAAGGCCACCTTTCGGCAGGATTGCACCTGGAGCGACCTGGAGCAGCAGATCGCCAAGGGCGTGCCGGTGCCGTGCGGCTTTCTGCATCACGGCCCCAGCTCCGCACCCACCGGCGGCGGGCACTGGCTAATCGTGATCGGCACCACACCTACAGCGGTGATCGTCAACGATCCGTGGGGCGAGATGCTCGTTGCCGAGGGCACCTATGCCGGCAACCGTGGCGCTGGCCTGGCCTACAGCCGCAAGAACTGGGGGCCGAGGTGGATGGTGGAAGGCCCCGGTACTGGCTGGGCGATTATCGCTAGCCCAGCAACTTAGAGGTAGCAACCATGGCGCTGCGTCTTGTGACTTTATCCTCAATCCGCAGGACGCCCGAGCTGCTAGAGCTGCGCATCCCTTATTCAACCTTTAGCGAAACAGCGACATTCCTGCTGCTGAGTGACATCCACTTAGACAACCCCAAATGTGACCGCAAACTGCTGGCCAAACACTTTGATGAGTGCCGAGCGCAGAATGGCCACGTTCTTATGTTTGGAGATGTGCTCTGTTTGATGCAAGGCAAGAAAGACCGCAGAGCAAGTAAGGGCGACATTCGCCCCGAACACCTAGGCGGCAATTACTTTGATCTTGTATTCAGTGAAGCAGCTGAGTTCTTCAAGCCATGGCAAGACATCATTCTCATGGCAGGCGATGGCAACCATGAAACAGCCGTAAGCAACAATCAGGAAATCGACCCATTGGAGAATGTTGTGCGACTGATGCGCAGCAACGGTAGCCGTATTCAACACATGGGCTATCAAGGTTGGATCCGATTCAGCTTTACGCAGGACGGCAACAGCAAGACCAGGCGCTGCATGTTGTTCTTCCATCACGGCGCCTGGGGCGGCATCATCACCAAAGGCACCATGGGCGGTGGCCGCTATGCCTCAATCGCTCCAGACGCTGATGTCTTGGTCAATGGCCACAACCATGAGCGCAGCGTCGTCGCACACTCCTGCTACCGCGTCGATCAAAACGGCCGCGCCTGGGTGGAGCAGCGCTGGCACGTCCAGTGCGGCACCTACAAGCAGGAGTTCGGAGGAACCGGCGGCTGGGCAGTTGAGCGCATTGTGATGCCCAAGTCACTCGGTGGCATCTGGCTCACACTGCGTCCCCGCAATCGCGGGGGCGTTGAAATCACTTGCACCCCGACTGTGTAGACAAGCCTTTGGCCACCAGCAGGCATTCCAGCAGCACTTCAGCCTGCCACCGCTGGCGGTGTTCTGTGCAGTAACCAAGACCGCACACCCGCCAGACTTCTTCACCGTTGCGCTCTAATCTTTCCACAATTATTTTATTTTCCACCGGAAACATAGAGAACAGCTGCCTAGGTTCCCTATGACGTGGGGCGAGTGGATGATCCCGCAGCCGGGGCCAGAGCACCTGTTGACGTTGGAGCGTCAGCGGCGAGCTGTTGAGGGCTACGACCTAGCGCAGGCGCAGAAGCTGCTGCTGCAGCTGCAGCTGTGTGAGTTGGCCATGCACCAGGATCTGATCATCCGCAGCGCTACGCGGCATATTGCAGCTCTGGAGTGTCAAGCAGCTCTGCGCGATTGAGCTGAAAGCGCAGGCGCCTCAGGGCATTGCGATGCCTCAGGCTGATCGCCTGACGGGACACGCCAAACTCTTGGGACAGCGACTTAAGGCTGCAGCTCTCACCATTGGGATTCATGTAGAGGCGCTGCACGATGGCGCGGTCCATGTCGGGCAGATCGGCCAGCAGTTGCTGCACCAGCGGGGCCATGTGGCCGTATTCATCCAGCTCGTTGGTGGCGACCTCATCGGCGATCAGCTCCAGCAGGGTTGACGACTCGGAGCGGCTGTCGTTGCGGGCGCGATCGTCCAGGGAAATCATCGGAGCGCCGTGGGGCAGATACCCGCGCAGGGTGTGCGGGCTGGTGTTGCAGTGCTCGGCCATCTGTTCCAGCGTCGGCCGGCGGCCATGCTGCCGCTCGTAAGTGGTCATGTAGTCGAATGCCTTCTTGATCACCAAGATGGCGTTATCCGGCAGGCGGATCGTGCGGCTCTTGCTGCTGAGGCTGCGGTTGATGCTCTGGCGGATCCAGTTGAAGGCATAGGTCGAGAACTTGTAACCCCGCGTCGCGTCGTATTTGACGATCGCCCGCTCCAGGCCGATCAGACCCTCTTGGATCAGGTCGTCAAGGCCCAGCGTGCCGGTGAAACGCTGATAGCGGTTCGCCATGTGAACCACCATGCGGATGTTGGAGAGGAAGAAGCGGTCGTAGGCGCGGCGACCTCGCCGAATGATGGCCTGCTCCCGTGTTGAGGGGTTGGCCGCATTGCGCAGCAGCAGCCATTGCTGGATGTGGCGGCTGAAGATGATCTCCTGCTCAGCGGTCAGCAGTGGGTAGTTGTGCGATTGGTGCAGCAGCCAATCGGCAGAGCTGTCGTGCATGTCAGGGCTTGATTTCGCGGGACTTCATGGCCAGCAGCCAGGACGCAAATTGCGTCATAAGGGCAGCGGTCTGGTTGTTGATCGGTGCGGCGTGCGGATAGGAATCGCGCCACCATTCAGCCAGCAGTTCCTCGATTGCTGGGGTTGGCTTTGCTGAGGCAGTCATAGGCCGTGGTGAGGGTGAGCGCGGTGTAAAGGCCGCGCATGGGGTGAGGCTTGTTGTCGCTGCCGCGACCGTTGAGCATGTAGGCCGCTTCCAAAAGGTCTTGGCGTGCCTGCTGCACGAGCGGATCGCAAGGATTCATCAGATGACGGTGCGTGTCTGGTAGTTCGGGTCGGTCTCGTGCAGGCCGTGGACTTCAGGGCCAAACCCGGTGGCCAGCTGTTCAGGGCTGAGGCCATCGGGTCTAGGTTGCTGCCGCTTGGCGTCCTGATCGCTCAGGGCCGCAAGCCAGCTGTCCAAGCGTTCCCGCATTGGCAGACCTTTGGGCACCTTGAGGAACCGCCGTAGCTGTGGCAGGTCTCGGATGAACACGCAGGCGCCGTCGTTGTAGGCGATGAAGCACCGGCCGTTGTGATCGCGGTAGGTCTCAACGGCCTGGTAGCGACTGAGCGCCAGACGCTCACGCTGGGCCATCAGAGCGGCGAGCGGGTGAACTCGATCTGGCGGAACCAGTCAAAAGCAAACCCCCAGCCACCCCACTGGTCCCAGCGCTCCAGCACGCCTGGAGACGTTTCGACGACGCCATTGCAAAGGTTGGAGTTCATCCACCAGACGTGGCCAATGCGCCCGTACTCGGGCGTGATGTCAATGAAGGTGTCAGGCATCAGAAGGGGATGGCTTCGGTGGTGTCAGCCGGGCCGTTGAGCCACTTGGTCGAAGCCGGGTTGATGGTGCCGAAGTCGCCGCCGTTGCCCTCGCGGCCTTTGCCGTTGATGTAGAAGCCTTGGACTTCCACCTCGGCCTTCTTGTCGTAGTCCCAGACCTTGCCGGTCTTCTGGCGTTCGTTGTCGTCAGCGCTGTTCATGATGTATTGCGCCAAGGCCACCGCTGAATCGCGGGGAATGAACAGGCTCAGCGCACGCGGCTGCTTGCCGGTCTGGTCGTAGCGGTTGTCGCTGGTGCTCCACTTAAGGGGGATTGGCAGGGCGGCTTTGAAATCAGAAGACATGATCAGTAGATGGAAGGAAGCTTGAAGTAACGGCGCAGGCAGTCATGCACGGCGCCGCTGGGGGTGAGCTGATGCTCGTCTGCGTGCTGGCGAATCAGCTCCATCACGTCAGGCCAGAGGTGAACACCGACCTGGACGCTGCGGGTGCTGCGGGCATAGCGGCGACGTGGCTGGGCCTCGCTAGTGCTAGTCATCGCAGGCACACCAGAGTTGAGGGCTAGAGCGGTGGGCATAGAAATCAACAGGGCGAATTGACAAGCCGTCAGCTTGCACTGCAGCGATTTCCTTTAGGCGAAGCCAAATCGTTTTGGCATGGTTAAAGCTAGAAAAGCGATGTTCCAGGGGTACAGCGTCCGCATTTGCATCCCATTGCAGCGTTGTGCCGCAGACCTGCGTCAGGTAGAGGCCATCACGATTCAGCAGCCAGCAGACCCGGTGCAGATACGGAGCGCTGGAGCAGGTTGAGATCGGCGCGGATCCGCTGGAGCAATGCCCGCTTGGCGCAGATGTTGCCATAGGCCGTGATGCGGGCATCGTATGCAGCATCTGCGTAAGCCTCGTGGATTGTTCGCTCAAGGCCCTCGCAGGCAGCGGATACATGCGCGAGAGCAAGTCGGATGTGGTCATCAGGCGGCTGCGGCATGGATCTGTGCCATCAGGAAATCGCGGTGCGCGGCGGTCTTGATGTAGTCGGCGGCCTTCTTGTCAGCCGGCAGGCAGAAGTGCTCCTGAAAAGCGGCGACCACACCGGTGCGCTGCTCTTCGCTGAGCCTGACCACTGCCTGCACCAGCTCCTGCACTTCGGCAGCGCTGAGGCGTACGCCGCCAGGGGCTGGGTTGCCGGGTAGGCAGTTGGCTGGGGTGGTTTTGGTGGGCTGCGCCTTGGCAGCGCTAGCCGCCGGTGCGTCGTCATCGCGCATGGGGTTTTCCACCTCGACACGCGCCCACAGCTCGTAGCCAAGGCCAAAGGTGAAGGCCGCAGCGGTGCAGAGGCAGCGGCGGTGGGTGTCGGTCAGCGTCCGCGCCGTAATGCGCTCAGACGCAATGGGGTTGTTGCGGTTGTCCATGCACGCCTGCGGAAAATCAGGCGTGATCTGGTCGCCGTTCTGGAAATAGCCGACCACGTAGCCGGAGCCATCAGGCGCCTGCCAGGCGTGGCCACCATCGGGGGCAGTGCGCAGCGCAAACTGCCAGCCGGGGGCATGGACGTGGAGCAGGTGGGCGATTTTGGCCCAGTTCACATAGTCAGCGGCATAACTGCCGGTGCCTTTGCTGGAGATGTCATCAGGTGTGATGACACCTCCCAGGTTGGGGAAGTCAGTCATGGATGCGGGTTCTCGGTGCCGCGTCGCTGCGGCATCCCGATCACACTAGGCTAGCTTCCCCTAGTAGTCAAGCCTTCTCCCACGCCGCTAGCGCATCCGCAACCGGGTCGCTGTTGGTGCCGCAGATCGCTTCCCATTCCTGCGGTGTCCAGCTGTGCCAACCCGACAGGACATTGCGCAGCAGATCGCGCTGGCTGGCCGTTAGGCCCTGGCAGCAGGCATCCAGCTCGCGCCAGCCGGCCGCAGGCGTGACCCCCTTGGCCGCAGCAATCGACTCAAAGCGGGCTTGGTGCTCACGGCTGAGGTCTGCCGCTTCCTCAACCGATAGGGGCTTTGGGCCGGTGGCCCAGTCCGGTGCGTCCAGCTCGCCCACGAAGTGGCCAAAGAACTCCATGGCACCCCACGGCTTGCCGCTCGGGTCGGCGATGGCTTCGGACTCCTTGAGCCGGTCCTTCAGCTGACGGTCTGTGATGCCGCTGTAGTCCCCCTCGGCCACGCGGGCATTGGCCAGGGCCAGCTGGATGAACGTGAGCGGCGAGGGCTGCTCGGTCTTGGCGTTCTGCAGGCGGTTGAAAGAGGAATCGCGCACGGCGGGAAAGCCGGCCTGCTCGCCCCACTCGTGCAGCGTGCTGTGAATCCAGCCGTTGCGGTTGGCCCAGGCCGTCAGGGTGCGGCCAAAGCGTTGGCGGGCGGCTAGCGAGGGGTGCTGGTACCGGTCGTGTTCCATTGGTTTGGCTGCGGTAGTGGGTAGCTTACCCCTAGGCAGGCGCAGCCGCATCGCCGTGTTTATCCAGCCGCAGCACCACGGTTTCAACTGCGCGATGGCGCACCAGCACCCGCTCCACGTAGTCCGTGAACATGCGCCGCGTCAGCTGCGGGTCGTTCTGTGCCAGCTCCCAGTAGCGCTGATCCCCGAGCGCTTGGCGCATCTGTTCGGGCGTGTGCTCCATTTCCTCGTTCCTCGCCTGCTCCTGCAGCAGCACCGCCAGCCGCTGCAGCTTGCGGTCAATCGCGGTCTGCAGCTCTGGGTCCGCCATCGCCCGCAACTCGCGAATCTGGCGTTCCAGGTGCTGCGCTTCCACCAAGCGTTCGGCACTGAGGCCGTGGCCTACCTGCACCGCCACCAGCTCCTCGCGTGCCTGGCGCAGTCGCGCCCAGATCGCAGCCTTCACCACGGCCACCTTGATCCTGTTCTTCGGCTTGGCGCTGCAGGTGAAGTACACGCAGCGCAGATACACCGGCCCCAGGCGGACGTGGTGCTGGTAGCCCATGACCCGACCGCAATGGGCGCAATGCACCAGCTTCGTCAATTCCCGCACGTAGCCAGGCAGCAGAGGCGAGCGCTTGCGGTTGGCGTGCTCTGCCAGCAAGGCTGCCGCCTGCGCCTGCTCCAACGGCGTGATCAGCGGCTCATGGGCGCCGGGGATGACCTCGCTGTAGACGCCAGGCTTTTTACGTCGCGTCTTCATCCGGCCGTCCTTGTCTCTGTATTTCTCGTCGTGGCCGTAGACCCGGCAGCCGATCAACGACGGATTCACCAGCCAGGCACGCAGGCCGATGACGCTGCTCCACTGGCACCTGGGCAGACTTTGCGCCATGCGCAGGGTTGGATTCAGCTGGCCACTTTCCAGGAACTTGGCCATCACGGCGCGGGCGTGCTCGGCCGTCTCTGGATCCAGCTCGTAGTTGCTGCGGTCCGCATTGAAGCGGTAGCCATACGGGGCCACCGGCCCCAGCGGAATCAGATTGCGCCGCTGAAACGCTCGGCCGTGGCTGACCCGTTCACTGAGGCGCTCCGTTTCGGCCTGCCCCAGGCTGATCAGCATCCGCGCCACCAGGCGCCCGCCCACCGTGGCCAGATCCAGCGAGTCATCCAAGGCCAGCAGGCTGGGTGTGTCGTCCGCGCTGAAGTAGCTCAGCAGCTGTGCGCCGTGGGCCATGGAGCGGCTGAGGCGATCAAGGCGGGTGCAGATCACCCGGTCAACTTCACCCCGTTTGCACGCGGCCAGCAGCGCTGCCAACTGGGGGCGATCGTCGCGGGCGCCGCTCATCACGTCAATGAACTCGCGCACCTTCTGACCTGCGGCAGCGCCACGCAGGCGGTCGAGCTGCTGCACCAGCGCCTGCTCCTGCTCTTCGCTACCGGTGGACACGCGGGCATACAGGGCAACGCGCATCACCCCCCCCCCGCGAGGGCTTTTCATTTCGGGCGTTCTCTTGGGCCATAGGCTACGGTAGTAGGTAGCCTGCCCTATTTGAATGGGGTTGGTGTCCA